AAGGCGACCAATCAAGTCATCCTCATGCCAGCGCGTCTGAACGATAACAATAGATGCTGATGCTGTCATAAGGCGCGTCATCAACACTTGAGTGAACCACTGCCACAGCTGTTCTCGCAACGTCGGACTGTTGGCCTCTAAACTGTCTTTAATTGGGTCATCGAGGATAACAAAATCGCCGCCACGACCAGTGATCGAACCACCTCGGCCAACAAACACCGACATCCCACCAGACGTCGTTTGTATTCTGGACTTCGATGCACCACCCTTACGCAATCCAAAGCTGGGGAAAACATGCTTGTATTGCGGCAGTGTCATAATGTTTCTGACATCCGCGCCAAAGTCTTTCGCAAAGTCTTCGTTGTATGTAGCGAAAATCACATTGCGGTACGGATCTCGCCCCTGCACCCAGGGTACGAAACGGCGCGAAACTAACTCCGATTTACCGTGCCTGGGCGGCATAGATACGATTAGTCGTGGAATGTGGCCCTTCTCGACCTTCTCTAGCACTTTGGCTAACGCTCGATGGTGCTTCGCATCTTTAAACATGCTTTCGTCAATGTTCTCTGGATCATCTGCATCAGGCATTGTGTATTTAACAAAATCGACAAAGCTAGTCCGGCACTCGATAGCTTTTTTAAGCCTCCGCGCCGATGCAATCTTTTTGTCTAGCTCGTCAAAACGCTTGTTTTCACTCATTGGCTAAACCCAACGCCTTCTCCAAAGTTTCGGTGTTGCGCCTACTCCAGCCCTTTCCGTAGATTTTGTAATCATCTAAAGACCGATAGAACGCCTCACGCCCATCATAATATTTGTGAAGAACGTCCACAGGATCGAAGTCATACACCGCTGCAATCGTTTTAGGGCCGATAGCTCCATCAGCCGTTGCCGAGACTGAACGCTGCAAAATCTTGGCAGCGCGGCCCGGTCCGGCATTAACACAAAGATCAGCGCAGCTTACGTCGATACCAGAAGGGAGTTCATCTGCCTTAACCGCATCCCAGTAGTTCTTTTTGTAAAGAGGCTTAACATCATCAACGGTCAGCTCCCGCATCACGTCCTTTGGTGCAGGCTTTCCAGTATATTTAGCCCAGTTCCAAGACGTAACGCCAAGCATCGTGCTACCTTCATTGCCGTGGCCGTCACCTTTGCTATTACCTTTGTCGCGCTGATCGTCAGTAAAGCCACCTTCATGCTTTATCAGCATTTTAAAAAACGTTTCCCAGTTCTCTTTCATTTCTTACCTCCGAAAAATTGCTTGCCGCCTCGAATGCCAACCGCAGCGGTGCATACAGTGAAGACTAGCCATGTGTACCACTCAGGAAGCTCAGAAAGACGGTCGAAGCCGTTCTTAACTGTTTCTTCCATGCCCGGTATGAAGCACAGAATGACGGGTATCAGGACGGCAAAAGTTACCACCTCGTCCTTGATAGATGACTGCGTACCTTCAGCCATAATCCGCTCCCAATCGGCAGTGGATGTCTCTTTGGATAATAGGATTTTTGCTTTGCTTTCGGCCTCAACCAGCTTTAACTGCGCAGTTGCCGCGTTTCTGTCTGCCTTGCCTTGGAGCCAGGAGCCAGCAAGATTGGCTATAGGACCAAGTGCCGTAGTCAGAAGGCCCATCATTTCTTAGCTCCCATTGCTGAAAAGCCAAAGAAGGCGGCAACCAACCCACTAATCGCTATGAAATATGTGGGGGCAATGTCAGCAAGCAAACGGCCTGTGGTATCATAACCCCAGATGTCTGCCGCAACGATGCCGACCGGATAAATCAACAAACCAAACAAAGCGAACCACGTCATCCGCAGCTTCGCATCGCGCTTGTGATCTTCGTCCTCAATACGCAAACGACGGTCTTCCAGCATTAGCTCGCGCTCGTCTGCGTCGATCTTTCCGTTTTTATTCAGATCATATTCAGTCATTTTTCAAACTCCTGGCATACTCAATGGCATAACGTTTGTGGTGCGTGATAATCACAACTCTCATCTTCTCGTCATACACAATGTAATCCCCTCGTTTATTGCGGTATAACCTCAAAACAATACACCGTAGTCTGGCTTGTAGTTATCAAAACCTTTGCATCCTCAAGGGCTTCTTTACACTCATTCTCAGTGGGAAACTGATTAAGCTGATAATGATCTATATTGTTATTGATTACTACAAACCAAACCAAAAACCACATTACCAACGCCCCTGATGCTTACCCCATAGGTAGAAAAACAAGAACAAAGCCCCCCCACTAATTGCAAAAATCACAGTTCCGATAACAAAGTTAATCACAGCATCTATTTGCGCTTGCTTTCGATAGATTTCATCCTTGCGCTGTTTGCGCATCTGAGCCTCAATACCTAACACTTCCTCCCATTTTTTTGGCCCGTAATGCCATGAAATGTAATCTTTTAATTCGTTTCTCATTCGAGAAAGCTCTTCTTTTTTTGACCAGATCAAAATTGCTGTTTCTTCATCTGATCCCTTGAAGGTCTTTTGCCAAAACGGAGGGTTCTTTTGCCGCTCCTCAAGGTGGTTAAAGTCAGCGCAAGCCTTCCCCCAGGTTGCTAAAGACTGCCCCATCTCGGAAATGTCCTTGTAGGTGTCAAGGCCAGCTCGGAGCGTCTTGTAAGCGCCAGTAGCCATCAAGGTGATGCTTACCGGGTCCACAATTTCAGCCCATCTTAGTCAGCACTGCGACCAGCAACCCAATGATAGACGCCGTTGCTGCAATCATAATGCTTTCCATACGCTTCACGCGACCAAACAAATCCTTGAACTGGATTTTTACCTCAGTCTTTATAGCGATCACCTCCTTCTCAAGGCCGTCGATCCGTTCATGAGCGGATGATACTGTTCGTTTGTCCATTTTTCAGTCTTTCTGTTTACCGTATTAATCGACAGTTTTAGATATGTGCCAACCTTCTTGGTTTTGTGTCATAGCGTAGTTATTGATATTGAACCGTTATGCCCACTGCTTGAGGCGAGACTTGTAGCCAAAGACGAAGACACAAATACAGCACTGTAGCTCGTTGTAATAAAGGAACCACCACCGCCGCCGCAATTAACTACACAGTTCTGTCCTGAAGCGCCGCCGTTATAACCGCCGCCACCGCCTGATCCGCCCCAACCGCCAGCACCGCCGCCGCCGAAGCCGCCCATCTGTTGGCCACTAAATGAGTAAAACCCACCAGTACCTCCATTTGTGAAGGACAGAGCGCCAGTATCACCAATGCTAGGGGCGTCTGTATAAAACCCTGCGCCCGCCCCACCGTCTGCGTTAACGGTGTCTTGTCCAGCATTACCGTTAGAGCCGCCAGTAAATTTATTATTACTCTTACCGTCAGATTGACCAAGGCCCGTTAAGATGTTGGCATCCATCTGATCGACACTACCTCCTAGACTACCAAATCTACCAGCGCAATTTCCACACCTATGCGACCCGCCCCCACCAGCAACAACAAGGGGTGTATTAGAAATAGCCACAAAGGAACCACCCGCACCGCCGTGATACGGGGAAGCCGTTGGTTTTTGTCCAACAAGCAATCTCACAGTAGTCGAACCTGAGAATGTGAGCCTAGCCGTTACTATAGCTGCCTGACCACCGTCATAAAAAGGGCTTGCGCCAGTTTGCGCTGGGGGTTGTGCGCCTATTACTTCAAATTCATAAGTGCCTGCCGCCAAAGTTCTCGTTTGAATATTACCAGTACGCCCAGAAAAATATGTTGGATTTATCACTATCGGTGGACTAACTACGTTTAGACTAAAATTTCTAACGGAAGACATAAACCCATCAGAAGCACTTACCGAAACACTATTGTTTGATAATATTGTAGGCGTACCTGTGATGGAACTTCCGCTTATGCTTAAACCTGTAGGTAAATTCGATGAGCTATAAGATACCGCTGACCCCTCAAGGTCAGAAGCCGAAAGAGCTAGAGTAAAAGCTGCATCTTTGTCAGCCGTTACAGTGCCACCCTCCGCAGGGCTACTCCAAACAGGCGCAGCATTAACAATCTGAATATTAAACTGCCGGGTGTTTGTGTTCCCTACACTGTCAGTGGCTTCAATTGTAAACGTATAGGTGGTTGTCGCTTGCTCAGTAGACGTACCTGTAATAGCGCCCGTTGCGGCGTTAAGCGAAAGACCCGCAGGTAAGTTACCTTGGGTGATTGCATAGCCTGATATAGTATTCTCAGCATCTGTAGCTTGCACCGTTACAGAGACCGCATCATCCCAGCGTGTTGTCGTAGCGACATTACCTGCGGCTGTCGTGAAGGCTGGTACAGAACCTGCATCAATACCTTGGACGCTTTCTACAGCTAGACCAGCACCATTGGTGATCTTAACCTTAAAAGGCTCGTTAGCTACAGGAAGGTTTGTAGCGTTTGTAATAGTAATCTGGGAGCTATTAACAAAAGTAACTGTAGAAGCGGCATACTCTGTACCGTCTGCCCCTTTGAATAACGCTGTGGTAGCAGCATCAAAGAACGCACCGTCTACCGTAAAGGTAGCACCGGCCTCACCATTGAAGTTGCTAGGGGTAATACCAGTAATACTTGGAGGCGTAGCCACAGAACCCCAGCCAGAGCCTGTGAAAGTCTCAAAGAAGCCCGTGGTTGTGTTGTATCTCAGCGAACCAACAACAGCATTGGGGTCACGTTCTGCGGTAGTGCCTGATGGGATGACCATGCCGCCAGCGTTAAACTCAGCATTGTCAGCGCCATCCACACGAACAACGACTTTGCCGCCGCTGCCTGTGTCCGACACTTCAACGATAGTGTCTCCTTGCTGGATTGCGTTTAGTTCAAGACCTGTAATTTCGGACGCCGTGATCTGACTGTCTGAAATCAGATCGGCTAGTATTCTTGCTTTGCTCATGGCGTGAGTTCCTTACTGGAGTAATTGTCGGGGCTATATGTGAAGCCGCCCCGACTATAATTTAGCTATAAGGTGCTGGGTGTCCGACAAGAATGATAACTGCGCCTCCGCCGCCGCCAGCGGACAACTCACCGTTAGTTCCAAAATCCCTATTACCTCCGCCGCCGCCGCCAAAAGCGCCTCCGCCTCCGCCGCCGCCACGTTGACTTTTACCTATGCCACCTAAACCTCCATTAGGTCCGCCACCATCACCGCCATCTAATTTTTCAGTAATAGTTCCTGTGCTTTCGTTTACGTTGGCTGCAATGGCATCCCGACCACCGTAGCCTCCGCCGTAGCCACCCATGCGGGTGTTTGGAAATGCGTCACCCCGTGTACCGTCTGTGGAACCACCGCCGCCGCCGAAGCCTCCAGTAGCGAACTCATACGCACTTGCGGGACCGCCTTGACCGCCGTTACCGCCATCACCGTTGTCGGAACCGCCGCCCCCACCGCCGCCAGCAAAACCACTACCTTCTCCGCCGTGCTGTGCAGCACCGTTGTCAGAAGGTGCGCCGCCACCGCCAGCCGCACCCCCGCTGCCTGAGCATCGGGCATGTGCTACTGCAAATTTGTAAACCGTTTCAGGATCGTTGGCATACGGCATACCTTTACCGCCAGTACCATTAACATCACCACCAGAACCTGAACCGCCTGATCTCTCCGATCCCGGTGTACCTCCAAGACCACCGCCCCCGGTAATAGTAGAACCACCTAGCGTGAACGTAGAACTCCCACCGTTATTGCCGTTACTGCCGTTAATACGAGCGCCGCCAGCACCTACAACAACAGAAGCCGTTGTGCCCGGGCTACAATTATACGTCTTCATGGATGCGCCGCCGCCGGACCCAGAACCTGAATTGGCCCCACTACCACCACCCCCGATAGCAACAGCAATTATTTGCGTAGTGTTGTTGGGAACTACAAAAGTATAAGATCCCGCTTCGTGGTATACAAACTTAGCTTTCGGGGCCACAAGTGAATAACCCATAGGTTGAGCCACAACAGTTGTACCATCAATCGCAATAAGGTTGACCATCCAGATGGCGTGTTCTCTCCAGTCTGGGGCTACGCCGTCTACAAAGTAAACGGAGTTGGCGAAGACAGGGGTGTAACCATTTGTTGTGATC